GTGCGGGCCGCCTTCGACTGGAAATCAGCGATGAACCAGTTTGCTATCCTGTTCGGCGAGCGATTCACGCAGGCGCGTGGATAACCTGTTGTTCAACCGCCTCGCCCACAAAAATGCGGACAGGTTCCTGAATCTCAGCTATCCACTTCCGGCCATCCTTCACGAGCCGCTTGGAGAACCTGTAGACCTCCGGAGTGGCAACCATCCAGGGGCTGCCGAAGCCATCGACCTCAGCAACCCCGTAGATGCAGAACGGGATGTTGTTCTCATCAACCGCCACCCATGCCTCTTTGGATGCCTCCAGGGACCGCAGCAGTGGCCCCTCAGTGGCATCGCCGGAGGACAGCGCAATCTCCACTCGGTCCTGCTCGCGGAGTCTGGGGAAGAGGCTACGACAGTCCGCTGGTGTTGCTATGCGGATCATCACATGCGCCTCCCGAAGCTCACGAACTCAGCATCCCAGCCAGCGGATTGGAAGACGGATGGGAGGTAGGAGTCGTTGACGATTTCAATACGCACGCCCTCATTCGCGGTCATCACGGGGAACTTGAATGTCCCGGACTCGATGGACGGAACGCCGAGCGTTGCCGAGCTCGTGCCCAGCGTGTGGCCGCTGAAGACATACGTGTACGTGTCCCGAGCCTTCGGCTGAACCTCCACGCGGAAGTAGCCGCTGTTGGTGTAGTCCACGTAGAAGCGGCGAAGCTTGAGCTTGCCATTGGTCATAGCGACCTGGTTCTGGTCCTTCGCGTACTGCTCCGAGAACCGATATCGCTTCACGTAGTCCTGCCCGAAGAAGACTGGACCTGCTGTCCAGTTACCAGGAGCGGTGACCGTGTAGCCGCCGTTTGCGGTGAACGGAATCTTCTTCCCCACGAGACTTGTGAACGCCTCACCGGCGACCATCGTGTAGCCACTCGCGGGAACCGCGTAAGGGAGCGTGAAGGAGGTCACGCGGGTCACGGGGTCATACGTCCCGGACACGTACACGCGATGGTCCAGGTGGATGACGAAGCCCATTCCAGCGTCCGATAGGTCAGACTGGAGGTCCATCGTTTCGAGATACGTCCCATCGCTGCGGTTGAGGATGAAGTAGCAGCGGTTGTTGATGAACTCAGCTCCCAGGACCGACGTTCCAGCATCGAAGACGAACTTTAGCCACGCGCTCTGCTGCTTGGTGTTGCCCGACCAGAAGAACTTGTACACATACACCACGTTCGGCTCATCGCGGCAGAGCGCAAAGATGACATCCTCTGATGAGCTAGCAACCAGGCTGAAGAGATTAGCAGGGAGGTACGAGGGAACATGCGCGGTCACGTCTGCGGCATCGTTAGTCAACGTGGTGGAATCCACGTAGTACTCGCGAAGGCCCGTGTGCTGCCCAGCGGTGACGCCGAAGTACACCGCCTGCCCAACGCCTACCGGCCGTGCTGCGGTGCCACTATCGAACTCCGTAGCGACATCAGCGCGCACTGTCTTCGGGCTCATCAGCTCTTGCCCGCCAGTAAGCTGGAACTGGGTCTGGTCGGAGAACAAGAGAAGGGTCTTGTCGAACGGGACTGCGTACTTGAGGATGGAGACCTTCGTGGTTCCCACGTTGGTATCGATGGGGTCTGTGTCGATGACTGCGGTGGCCGTCTTGCCCCAGAAGTTGTAGTACTGCCCAGCTCGGGACATGCAGACGTTCTCATCCGATAGGAAACCGAGCCGTCCCCGGTAGTAGAAGATGTCAGCGATTGTCCGGCCCACGAACGAAGGCGCAGGGTTCGTCACGTCATCGCCCACCTTGCGAGACTCCCAGGTTACTGGAGAGAACGAAAAGGAGCCGTCAGCTTGCCTTACGAGCTTCCACGGCATCGTGTCGGAAACGATAGAGTTCGTCAGTCCTGGCTTCGTTGTTTCCTGCCAGGCCGTCCCGTTCCAGGTCACGTAGTACGCGCTCGTGCCTCCTTGAGGGTCACCGGAGATGGTCATGGTGTAACCAGTCTCGAATGTCGGAGGGAGCTTTCCAAATGTCGTCACTGCCTTGTTCATGTCCAGCAGCGCGGTATTGCCGTAGCCGTCTGCACATGAGGCCTGGGTGATGTTTCCGGAAGTCTTTGTGACCTTTACGATGGACGTGTTCGGCAGCACCCCGACCGAATAGCCAGCACCCAGAGCTGTGGACAGGTTCGCTGAGATTGAGCCAGCGATGGAGTGGGAGTCGTTCGCCACATCGCCAGTCCCGAACGATGCCGTGATACCGTCTACGGTTGCCCAGTAGGTCATCTGCGGCTGCGCCAGGGCAACGTAGAAGTACGCCACGTTCCCCGGATTGGACGCGCTGGGGCTTCCCTGAGCTACCCGCATTGAGCGGTTCAGAATGAACGTGTAGTCCGCCACCGTGACAAAGCCAAAGTCCTGTTGAGGATTCGCTGATGCGAGGTAAGCGGTGCCGCTGGGAAACGTCACTGTGCGTGGTGTTCCATCCAACAGGCTGTAGACCTGCAATGACCCATTCACCGCGAACACCACATAGCGCTCAGTAGTGGAGCGATTGATGATGTGTACTGCTGCGTTGGTGATGACCGAGCGGGTGAGTAGCGCAAGGAAGGAGAGCGGGGGGCGTTTCCGAAGACCGGTCGCGATGGTCGGGTAGGCGTTTTCGCTGAGTTCAGCCTGGGTGTCGTGTCGGAGCGTGGGAGGCTGCTGACTGACACCATTGAACAGGCTGGGGATGCTCTTATTGATGAGCGTCAAGCCGAGGACCCGTTATAGAGAATCGCGGTGTCCGGGCGCATCCACGCATCGGCCACGCTGTAGCTGTCGTAGAACATGTTGTAGTCCCCGTTATCACCCTCAGCATCCTTAAGGGCCACCAGTGCCTTCAGCTCGTCATTCTCAGTGAGCTTGTCGATGGTGTCAGACGTGAAGGAGGTGGCCTGGAATGAGCGAGCTGCGCAGATTGCGATGTACTGGCGAGCGGCTTGCGGGAGCTCATCCCAGTCCATGAAGAACACCAGGTCAGCCTTCAGGTCACGGTCCCAGATGTACGTGTGGTTCTTCTTGTCGTACATTCGCTGGCCACGCTGAGCTGCCTGAGCGTCGCTTGAACGTCGGTCGATGGATGCCTTCAGCGCATTCGCGGGGAGTGTGATGGTGCCGTCATCGCCGCGCTTGAGGGGGAACTGGTGTTCCGTGTTGAATGCCCAGCCAGTGGACTGAACGGTACGGCTGAATTCGAGAAGCTTGGCGCGCGCGGCTGCAACATCGGCCAGGCCTGAGTTGATGATGGTGTTGACCGGGGATTCGCCAATGGCCGCAAGGCACAAGTTGACTGCTTCCAGCTCGGTCATGAAGGCTGATGCCATTGGGGAAGCCCTGAAGAGTTAAACAAAAAAGGGGAGCCCTCCGGTTAAAGAGAACTCCCCTTGGGGTGCTGCTTGGGTATTACGTGGTCGTCACCAGCTCCACTGCGCATTCCGGACGGAGCGAGCCGTGGCCCACTGCGTACTTCGAAACGATGAGCGTGCCTTGGCGGCGGATGTCGTACTGCATCTCCTGAGCCAGGTCCAGGAGCTTAACCGTGCCCACCGATTCCTTCGTCGTGACCACTGCTGCGGTCTTCGAGAAGTCACCTTGGTAGGCAGCCGGACCCGTGGTGATGTTCGTGTTCGGGAGGTGGTTGGTCTTCTGGATGAAGGCCCCACCGATCTTCAGAATCGTCCCGTCCTTGTAGTCACCGTTGTTCACGGTCCAGTCACGGTTCAGGAGAGCCGTCGATTGCGCCAGGAGGTAGTACTGAGCCGGCCGGACGAACGCGTTCTTCTGCGACGTTTCCGGGATGTCCTTCTCATCGAACGTCTGGACGGCCGTGTAGATGCCCGCTGCGAGGTCCACGGCCGATGTCTTGTACAGCGTACCGGCCGAGGTGAGCTGCGTGCCGCCATATGCGCCCGTAACGGTTGCCGAGAGGCGAGCCGTGAGGCACATCACCTGGAGCACGTTCTTGTCCCAGTTCGCTGCCAGAGCGCGGCCCGTTTCGGCCGAGTAGATCGAACGGTAGTCGTAGTGGTTCTTCGCTTCGTCGATGTTCGCGATGAACGCATCGGCGATCAGAAGATCATCGATGGTGATGACGCGCTCATTCACGTTCGACGTTTGGCCCACGATTTCCGTGCCCGGAGTGTGGTAGCGAGCGTTCACGCGCCACGTTGCCGGGAACTGAGCCGACTTGCCCGAGCTGATCGTGCGGACCGTGTGGAACGGCATCACGATGTTGTTCTGCTCAAACGCGGTCAGAACTTCACCGCCGTAGACCTTCAGGAAAAGAGCATCGGTAGCGCCCGCGCCATTAACCTGGCCGGGGCGAATGACAACTGCATCTGCCATTGTGTAAATCCTTGGATGAGTGAAAAGCGGCCAGAGGGTGGCCTTGGAGGGTTCACTTCAGAGGACATGCAGACAGCGGACGTGTGCAAGGTTGTCTCCCCTCAGGGAGGCCAAGTGTTCCGTGTAGATGTACTTGAGGGATGGGTGATGCAATGACGTTTCTGATTCCAGCACGTCAGGAGCTGGTCAATTTAGGAGCATGCTTATCGACAGCAGCCAGCGCCTCATCGAGCTTGGCTTTGATCCCTGCGAGAGCTATGGAGATGTGGCTGGTCTTACGTGACTGAGACTCGATGAGCTCGTCAGTTTCAATCCAGGCCTCCAGCAATCGCAGCTTAATCACGGTCAGTTCGAAGTCAGTCATGATGACCTCCATCAAGGAGCCATCTGGACTATAGGCGCTGGCTGTTCGAATTCAAGCTATGCGTCAGTCCTGGTGACCGGCTGAGCGGGGTACAGCTCCACAAGGGTGTTCGTAGCGTCGCGCCACAAGATGCCCATGCGGATAGCTTCGTGAATCGGAATGAGCTCGTTACCGTACTTGATTACCGTCCCGTGATCCAGAGCCGGATTCGTGAGGTCCATCTTGTTGGTCCCGAGGGGACGAGCGGTGGCCAGCAGTGTCCCGCTGGTATTCACCGTGGCCCCCTTCATGTGAAGGAAGCCCATCGCTTAGAAGGCCGTGGTGGCCGCAAGCTTCGACTCGACCTTTGCCCGGAATGCCGGGTCCTTGGCGTAGCGCGGGTCCTTCATGTCAGCGGTCATCTCAGCTCGGGATGCGTAGCCCGGAGCACCAGCGTTGCCAGGCTTGCCACCCAGCAGGCCCGGTTCGCGGCCATTAGCGGCTTCGTAGCGAGCCCTCAGGCCAGCCACTGCAAGCTGCATCTGTTCCGCCGTTCCAGTCACTGCCGTGTTGAACGCTGCGATTTCGGCCGCGTTGAAGCCGGTCTTGGCCCACTCGGTCATCTTCGCGAACTCGTCCTTGCCACCGGCAATCTCGTAGCCCTGAGCGTTGCGCTGCTCGCCAAGTGCAACCTGGCCAGCGATGTACGCATCGACCATTGCCTTCGGAATGCCAGCGGTTTCGAGCTTCGAGTACGACTCTTCCGATAGACCGCCAGCGCTCTGGAATTCCTGGCTGAACGCGTTGATGTCCAGGCCCTTGCCTTCGAGAACCTTAGCGGCATCGTCAGCGCTTTCTACCGGCTTGCCATCAGCGCCCACTGCGGGCTTGGCTGCCGGGTCCTGGGCGGGAGCTTGAGACTGCTTCTGCTCCAGCTCCTTGTAGGACTGAGACCACGCGACCATATCAACCTGGCCAGTCTCTGCGTTCCAGAACTTCTCCGGCACGTGCTCGGGGCGCGTTGCCGGTTCCGGGGTGACAGCTTGCGGGTTCGCTGCGTCGTACTTTGCGACCATCGCAGCGTCGTATTCAGGCGTACCCGGCTGCGGAGTATTGACCGCGTTCGGGTCAGCCGATGCGTTGGTCTTGTCCGTCATCAAAAGTCCATCCGGTAGGCTTCGTGCGATTCGATCTGAACCGCACCTTCCGGAATCACGAAGCCATCCACGAGCGTCTTTGCCGGGGTCTTCGCGGGCTTTGCCTTCGATGCTTGCGCTGCTTCGGTCTGCACCGGTTCAGCCGATGCGATGGGGGTTGCGTCTGCCATTACTGTCCTTGTGTAGGTGCAGCGGCCTGCTGGCCCTGCATGTTCTGCTTCATGAGACCGCCAAGCTGATTGACAGCATTGGGGCCAAGCTGCTGGAGCATGTTTTGCATCTGAGCTTGCTGCTCTGCTGCTGCAATCTGCTCGTCCGTTTTGATGAGCCCGTTCATGTCGATGCCCAGCGAAGCGCCAGTGCGCTTGATGAGGTCACCCATGTTCACGTAAGTGGGGGCTACTTGAGGACCAAGCGATTCCAGCGAGGTCATGAACTGCTGGAGCTTCGTGAGGTCGTTACCGCGTCCGATGGCCTCGATGCCGGTCGTGATGGCTGGCTTCACGGTTCCCTGCGGGAGGGCCGGGAGTTTGCCTTGGCGTTCCATCTGGAACATCACGCGCTGGACTAGAGGGAGCTGGAACTCCTGACTGAGCGTCGAATAGACACCACCCAGAGAGCTCTCCAGCTCGTTCGCCATGTAGCGGATTTCCTCCGCAGTGACGCGCTCTCCAGCCCGCTGGATGGCGGTATTCAGGAGGAACGCAAACGAAAGCTCGCCAGTGATCGTGTCACACGTCTGCTTTGCCACTGCGAAGTCAGCCTGCTTCTGCATCTGGAGCACGGTCACGTCCTCGGCATTACCTTCCTTCACCGCTCCGGATTCGCTCTCAGTGAGTACACGGAGCTTCGTGGTGGAGTTCGGCTTGACCAGGAAGAGGACCTTAGCGGCAGCAGCGGAGCCCTGGACGATGGCCTTGCGGAGAGCGTTCAGTGACTGAAGGTCACCCAGATACTCTTCGACAAAACCACGTCCATAGTCTTCGCCGTCCACTGCAATGAACCGCAGAGGAATCCAGGGGGACTTACCGAGAGGGTACGAGCCGTGAGACTCAGGCAGGTCAATGCCATTCGCCTCTTGCCATACCTTCCAGTTCGTCTCCGTGCGCTTGATGCACGTGTAGACCTCGACGGTGTCGCAATTGTCATCGTTGCTCTTGTTCGCCATGACAGCAGCCCGAATGTTGTCCGGGAGCTCCATGGGCGACACGTTCTCCTTCGTGAGGATTTCCAGCACGTTCCCCATAGGGTCCCGTTTGACCACATAGCGATCAAGACGGAACACCTTCATGCCCCCTTCAGGAGCCAGGAAGAACAGCACGTTGCCAGTCACAAGGAGAAGCTTGAGGCCTTCGAACGCCGACGTGCGGAGTCCACTGGTCTCGATGTTGGTCATCACGGAGCGCTCCATGCTGCTCAGCGCGTTCTCCACCTGAGCTCGCATCCCTTCACGGCCAGTGAGCTTGACAAGCATCACATCGTCAATGACTAGGCGGAAGAAGGGGGAGTTCGGCGGAAGTAGTGCGAGAAGCAGCTTGGCTGCCAGATTGTTCACGCCACGCGCGCCAAGGGACTGGTACGGGGTGCGGAACCGGGTAGCGCTCGTGGCGCCTTCAGGAGGGAGTAGGGTGGGGATGGTCAGCTTAGCGCAGTCACGCCCGCGTTCAAGGTACGCGTAGCGGTCACCGCTCAGCTTCTCATACCTGCCCCGGAGACTGCTCTCAGCATCGCTCATCCTTGTGGGATGGTGAGCCCGTTGGCTGCGGTTGCTGCCGTGGTGGGAGTAGTCAGGTCGATGCGCAGCGCGTTACGCCCATTCGATGCGGCCCGCTGACCGCCTACCGTGTTTGCGTTAGGGGTGTTATCGGGGTTGGCCATCGGATTGGGCGTCTGCGGCGGCGCTACCGGTTGCTGCTTGGGAGCGTTCGGTGCGGACATGCACATAGGGAGGAACCTCAGGAGGGGTCATTAGCCTCTGCGAACTTCGCGTGCAGGACTTCGACTAAGCGGCGCTCTCCGACCTTGATCCAGAGTTCCTGAAGGGAATCTTTTGGGTCGGGGAGGCGTAGGGGATACAGCTCATCAAGGGCCTTGAGTAGGTCAGGGCTGATGAGGCTGCCAATGCGGGATGAGAGGGAATCAGACATACGCCCTATAAAGCATCAGTTAATCTGCAAAATTGGCGTAGAGCGAGAGTCGGGGTTTAGGATGACTAACCCGCTGAACCCCAGTGCTTTCGGGCCTCAGCGGGAACCGCTTAGTCTTCCAGCTTTCCGTCGATGATGAACTGCTTGTACATCTCCAGCGAATGGATGGCCTTGTCCAGGTCCTCCAGTCGCTTTACTCGGTCGCCCTTCTTACGGGTGATGTACTTGATGGCCGTGTGCTGACACGCGTTCAGTCCATTGGCCACCGAGTACTCCATCGGTTGAATCGCCAGGCCGGTGTAGTGCGAGCCGCCCACCTGCCGGGTGAGTGCTGTGACCTCATCGGTGATGACCACTTGCGGGCTCTCCCCGGAAAGCGAGTCGGTCTTGATGGGCTGCCACTTGGGAAGCTTCACTGCCTTGGGGTTGTCCCAGCACCATTCCAAGCAGCCTACGCAGTGCGGGGGGACTCGTCCTTGTACGTGGTGAGCACACGTGTTGCAGTCTCGTTCTTGGCTCAAGCTTGGTCCTTGTAATCGTTGCAGAGGGCTGGGGTGGTGAACCACTGGATCACTGCTCGTTCCTGGACTGCGCACTGGACCGCCCCATTGCTGAGGTCAATCTTCCCGTGCTTGCAGTCCAGGCAGGTCTTGCCGTTCTTTACTGCGGGTTCCAAAGAATCACTTCCTGTTTCTTGAAGTCGTAATCAGTAGCGCGGCAGATGCGCGCCACACGTGCCTGGAGAAGGGCGTCATCCACCTTCAGCCCCTTACGCTCATACGCAGCCACTACAGCCTCCCAGCCGCCTTCCTTGAGGATGGCCTCAGCCTTCACCGGGCCAATCCCAGGGCAACCCTTGTAGCCGTCCGTGGTGTCCCCGATGAGGGTCTGGTAGAGGTGGAAGTAGTCAGCCTGTTCCTCAGCAATGAGACGCGGCTTGGTGTCCTTAGCGGGGTTCCAGAGCCAGCCGGGGATGGTCTGGAGGTCCTTGTCTTCGGACACGATGATGCGTTTCCCAGGGACCAGCTTGGGATGCGTGGAGAGGATGCCCATGATGTCATCAGCCTCCATCGTGGGTTTCCGGTAGCTACGGTAGTGCTCCGCAAGGTAGTCCTTACAGGCACTGAGGTAGACCGGCCGCTTCGAGTAGTCGCGGTTCGCCTTGTATTCCGGGTAGATGCCGATACGCCAGCCTTCCTCGGTGGGGCACGAGAGGCAGATGATGAGGTCGTCTGCCTTCGTCTTCGTCAGGTACTCCTGCATCAGCTCATCGAGCCGTGGAGCTACCTCTTCCCATTCGTCTACCTGGAGGCATTCAGTTACCTCCCCGGTCTCGTCGTCTTCGAACTTGAAGGCGCGCTGAGCCGTGGAGGCAATCTTGAATGCAACGATGTCCGCGTCGATGAGAAGCGTGGTTGTCAACCTTCCACCGCTTCCCACTGGGTGACCATCACCTGTACCGGCTTCACCTCATTGGCTTCAGTGTCACCATACTCGTATTCGCTCCAGTAGCTGCCTGAGCGGTTCTGATGGATAGCGTAGAACTTGCCCGTATGGGTGTCCTTCACGATGTCCGTTCGGAGCTCGTACTTACCATCGGACTCCCACGCTCCGCGCTCAACTTCCTCCAGCCGTTCGTCCTCGTCATCGAAGAGCTGGATGACTTCAGGGATGCTCAGGGCGCTCATGCGAACACCTCCGTGTACTCCCGGAAACGGAAGGGCACGTACAGGCTGAACTCCGGAAAGCGCTCCTTGAAGCGTTCCCAGCGACGCATCGAGCGGTCGAACTGGTGTTGGTCTTCGCAGTGCGAGAGGGTGAATTGCTTGCTGGCAGCGTCATCGAAGAACGCGCCAGTGAAGCCATTCTTCCCTGCACCTTCGTACCAGCACTGGCAGATGCCGAAGTCGTGATGCTTCACGCGGTCCAGCGGGTCCATGCCAGGAGCCAGTACGATGACCTGAACCGGAACGCGATGGGTGTTCGCGGTGTCGAACGGGTCACTGGAGCTAGTCACCCCGTACACGTGAGAGACTTCACTCTGGCCAACCTCACCGATGTACTCAGCGGCCAGGCTGGGGTTCACGTGGAGGACGCCGAACGCGGCCTGGAGCTTGCTGACCACATCCGGATCATGGGCAACGAACACGTCGATGTCCTTCACCTGTTTGCCCAGGATGTGGTCACGTACTGCGCCGCCTGCGATGAGGCCCTTCACGCCTACTTCCTGGAGCTGCGCCAGGATGCTGTCAAATTGCTCGATGAGATTCATTGATGGCAGTCCTCCAGGCGTGCAACGAGGTCTTCCACGATGTTGCAGCCAACCGCGCCATCCATGAAATAGTCGTCAATGCCGATGCCCGCGTCGTCGCAGTGCTTCAGCGCTTCCTTGATTTCGGCAAGCGTGAGGCCGCCGTAGGTCTTCTCGTTCACTGTCGTGCTTTCCTCATGACTGATTGTGTGGTTCCCCATGCAGTCAGCGCAGTTCGCGCTAAGGCGCACCGTTGACTGATGGTCAGGGGTTGTCCGTTGAGTTCCGTAGCGATGCCCGCGATGGTGAGCTGGCGGTGCGCTTCCAGGAGTTCGGCCGTGTGGAAGGCCATGAGCTGACTCTGGGTCATGCTCACTTCGGGTCCTCCTGAAACTGCTCAATCCGCGCCTTGTCCGCGTTGCACGAATTGAGCTGGTTGTCATACGCCTTGATGCAGTCCGCCAGGTCCCCGTTAGTTCCCAACCGGCACACCGCTGGCTGCGTCCGTGTGGTGAGACTTTTCGGGATTGCTACCGTCTTGGTCTCGGTGACAATCGGAGCTGCTGACTGCGGTGCGTTCGCACAGGCTCCGAGCAACAGCAGTAGGAACGGGCTCAGCAATCCAGCGTTTCGCATCCACGTCTTGCCCGCTCGTCGCGGCCAGCTCACGATGAAACTGGGTGTTGTCTTCATGAATCGATTGCTCACTTCGAGCTTTCTCCTGGGTGATGGTGTCGAGCTGCTGTAGCTTCTTCACGGCCACTTCCGTGGCACTCGAAGCCTTCGCAGCGTCAGCCTTCAGGGCCACGTTGGTGTCCTTGAGCTGCGTCGTTTGGATGACGTTCTGGTTATGCTTGTGGACCGCGTAGGTTCCGATGCCCAGCAGAGCGAGGGCTAGCACGATGAGCCCAATGGTGCGGATGCAGAAGGACTGGAAGGGGATCACTGATAGACCTCCAGCCAGGCCTTACCCTTGCGGGTGGCGAACCATTTGCGGCCATACGTACCGCGCTCCTGCTCGGTCGTGATGAGGCCCATCGACGCGGCCATCGCTACGTATCCAGCGTTGATCCGAGCGAAGTCACACTGGAGGCTGAAGCCCCCGTGCTGCGCCACTGACAGGACTTCAATGAGTCTCTGCCCAGTTTCGGCCGATTCCGTACTCTCCATCGAGCGGGCACTTGAACTTGAAGTACTCGCCAGCTTTTTGAATTGCCCGGACAGCCAGCTTCCCAACTGTTTCACCATGTTCTTCGTCTACCTCGATTTGCCATTCGTCGTGGACATTCGCGACGAACTCGTAATGAACCCCCGGCACGAGACCCAACGCTTGGATGTCAGCGTCGAGAATGCACAGGGCCTTTTTCATCTGGATTGCGCCTGCGGATTGCAGGAGGGTGTTGAGCGCGGAGTGCTGCGAGCGGATGTGCAAGATGCAGCCATCGAGACCACGGAGGAACCCGCGTTTCTTGACAGCCTTCTTGACACGCTCCACCAGCTTCCCGAGGGCAGGGAGGTTGCGCATGAAGTCGGTGCGGGACTTCTTCCCACGGCTCCGTGCTTTCTGTCCCTTGACTCGCGTGAGGATGAAGCCAAGCTTCTCGTCACCGGCCCCGTAGATGAACGCGTAGAACCACGTCTTGGCGATGTCACGGCCACTCTCGCCATCGAAGTACTTGCCCTTCGGGTCCAGGCCGAGAGCCCGAGCGTTGACCGAGTGGATGTCAGTGCCCTGGCTCTTGTCGCCCTCCAGGACCACCTTCACGTACTCACCGCCGTCATACGCGGCCATGTAGCCAGCGAGGTCACGGAGCTCCAGCGCGGCAGCATCAGCACCAACCAGAACCTTTCCCTTAGGGACCACGAAGAGGGCACGGCACTCCTTCCCAAACGGGGAATAGCTGGCTGGCACTTGGCCCATATTCGGGCGGCTGTGGGTCATCCGCCGAGTCACTGCGCCGTTCGGATTTACCGAGCCGTGCATGCGCCCGTTCTTCTCGTTCTTCAGCCACGCTTCCTTACCTTCAGCGAGCTGCCCGAGGCGCTTGCACACCATCAGGTACTTCACGAGCGCCTTGGCTTCCGGGTACGGGAGCTGGCTCAGGATGGTTTCATCCACCGTGGGCTTGCCGTCCTTACCGAACTCGTCAGGTCTCCACCCGTACATCCTCCGGAACCACATGGCGATGTGGTCACGGCTGCCAGGGTTGAACTCGGTGAGCTTGATCTTCTGGAACGGAACGCCAGCCACATAGCCGCGCTTCTTGTCATCCCGCTTCGGAGTGAAGAGGGGACCATCACGCATCCACATGGGCTTGAAGACAGACGCAAGTTCCTCTTCGGTCTTCAGCTTCTCTTTGACCAGGAGGGCCAGCAGACGAGCTGCCGCTTCCTTGTCGAACATGAAGCCGTACCGCTCTTGACGGGAGAGAATCCAGGCCACGCCATGCTCAATCGCGATGGCTTCCCGCGAGTACTCCTTGCTCTCCAGCTTCAGGAACAGCTTCAGGGTCACTGCCGTGTCCTGAACGCAGTAGTCCTCCATCGCCTGGTTCCAGCGCTCCCACTTGCGCTTCTTGCGTTCGGCCTCGTCAGCGATGTTCGGGTCGCCTTGGTAGTCGCCCTTGTAGTCACCCAAGCGATAGCCCCAGGCCTCCAGCGATTGGCGCTTGCGGAGATTGCCAGGGAGCTTGCCTTTCTCGTACAGCTTGGTGTCGATGTCCCAGAGGTCCGGATAGACCAGACGCGCGTACACCAGCGTGTCAATGAAGCGGTCGGGAGAGGTCGGGAGGGAGAACCAGGGGTACAGCTTCTGGATGGCTGGGATGTCGTAACTGATCCCATTGTGCCAGGTCGTGAAGTCCGCAGCCATCGCCATCTGAAGGCCAGCTTCGATGGTCATGATGGGGGACTGCGAATTGAAGACGTGGACTTTGTTGGTGTCGATGTCTCTCAGGACGATGCAGTGAATCTGCGTGATTTCGTCAAGGAGGCCATCGGATTCGATGTCACCTACCAGACGCATCCATTACCACCCGTAGGATGAATCGGTGATGTACACCTGAGCGTTCGAGCGGAGCTCGTTCTGGACTGCGTGGCGGCTGTTCCGTGTGATACGGATGAACCAACGGAAGCCGCGCTGCTTGGCAGACTGTCCGCGATGCCACGAGTGAACGTCGAACTCAGCAATCTGGAATGACTTCACCGTGATGGCGGTCGGAGGTTTAGCGCGCGCCACCGTGTTGAACAGATGGTCCGCTGTCCGGTAGAAGTTCCGGCCGCGTTCCAGCTCTCGCTCAAAGTGCGGCTGATAGAGGCCAACGTCTCCAGTCAGAAACTCGGTCAGGCTCTCCGTGCCCACATCCACGATGCACAGCAGGTGCTCGGTCACGTACTCCGGATTGAAGATGTCCGGCTGGCCTCCCCAGCGGCTCTGATCGCGCGGAGCATCATCCGTATGCCAGCCAGGGATACACGGATACATTCCAGGCATCAGCATGTGATGTCGTGAGTCCACGATGCAGCCTTCGAGAGAGCCCCAGATGTCCCGCGCTGCTGCCAGGAAGTCCTGGGTAAGGAGGTCTCCGTGGCTCTCAGCGAACCCTGGGTCAGCCCGGAAGAACATCGGTTCCGCCTTGATGAGGTCAGTGCGGAACGACGCGGCCGTGTGGGTGAGGGGCATCAGCCCGTCATGCAGCTTCACGCCGCTGTAGTGAATCGACATTCGCTCTCTCCTTCGAGTAGCAATCCAAATGAAAAAGGGCCACCATCAGGTGACCCTTGTGCTGTCTTGTGTTGTTGGACAGCGGAAGCAGAAGGCGGCAGTGCGCGACCTCCTACCTCCACGGTAGGTGCTCTTACCGTTCACTCATGGTTGGCACTTCGGTTGACGGTTAGCTAGACCGTCTTGCTAGTCCTTCCATGACCTACTAGGCGCTACTCATGCGCGTTCTGTGTCGGCCTTGTCCCGTGCATCCTTCGCTCCTGAGCTACACCTTCCGCTTCCGCTGTCCTTTACTGCTTACTTCGGGTAGTGCGCTCCCAGCAGGAACAGCGCGCGCTCCGCATCACGCCTCTTCACGAGACCCGCGAGAACCTTACCGCCCGCATAGACCCACTTCGGGAACTCTGCGGCTGCACCTTCGATGTCTCCAGCGTTGAGCTTCTTGAGCAACGTGGAGTTCGCGAGCCGACCAGCGCCGAGGTTGAACGTGAAGTCCACCAGCGCATCGAACTCGTCCTGGGTGAGGTCGGGGAGACCGTCCGTATCGGCATCCCCAGCGCGGTCAAGAGTGACCAGGCGGTTGACTGCTGCCGCTGCCTTAGCGACATCCTGGAGAAGAAGCTGTTCAGCTCTCTCCTGGGTAATCGTCAGGCCCCTGTAGACATCAGGTCCGGTGTGGCCGTAGCCAATCGTCCAGACGCCAACAGAGTCCTGATAGGCGGTCAGCCTGCAACCTTCGAATTGCTCCGTGAGTTGCAGGCCGGTTTTGCTATAGGCGAACGTCACTGCTTACATTCGATGCGGACGTTGCCCACCAGAATGACCTTGCGGCCCTTGGTGTCGGTGAACTGGACCGTTGAGTTGGTCGAGTTGAAGTACGGCACTTCGTTGGCGTCGTACTGGGCAGGCTGGAAAGACCCGCGCGTTTGCTCGATGAAGCAGAGCGGCTGCGCCGGGTCACTACGTGCATCAGGAGAGCACGCAGCAGCCATGCCAGCAAGCGCCAGCAAGGCCACGAGCTTCAGCATGTGTACGTTCCTTCTAGAATGGGATGTCGTCTGAATCCCAGTTGGTGGTTGGTGCGCTGCTCGTCTCGTCATCGAACGGGTTCCCGTCCAGGACCTTCAGGAGCCCCGTCTTGGAGTCGTATGCGAGATAGATGACCTGGCCTACGGCCTGACCCGTGTAGCGGTCCTTGAGGACACGGAAGGTGGTAACGCCGCGCAGCTTCTCGTCGTCAGCCTGCTGGTCCCGTTCAAGGCCAAACATGTAGTACGACCAGAAGCCAATCGCGCGGGAGCCCTTGAAGTGGCGAATGGTTACCCGACCGCCTTCCTCGTGGCTCTTGCCTTTCTCCGGGGTGGTCAGATGGGACACGAAGGTGATGATGATGTCCAGCTCTTTCGCCAAGCCAGCCATCTCCTTCATGATCTGCTCCAGGCTTCCCTTCTCGTCCTCCGTGTCTGCCATCGCCGTGAGGTGGTCGATGTAGATCACGCGGATGCCTTCAGAGACCGCCATGAAGCGCACCTTCGCCTTCACTACGTCCCATTCGGTCTCACCGAACGAGTCGTACATGACCAGCGCATCGGCAGCTTCGAGCTCGTCTACCGCCTCATCGAGCTCTTCAGCAGTCCAGCCATCGTCGGGGACATGGAAGCGTTTCCCCTTGAGCTTCCCTGCGATGCGCTTAGCGGTCTCGGTGGGGGCTTGCTCCAGGAAGATGGTGCCCACCCTCAGCTTCAACACCGAGATGTCATAGGCAATCTGCTGGGTCAGGAGGTCAGTCTTGCCCACGCCAGTGCCCGCACCGACCCCATAGATTTCCCCGTAGCGACGCCCGTAGGTCAGGTCAGTGAGCTCCTGGAAGCACCACGCAAGGCCCACCTCAACGGGCTTGCGGAGCTGCTCCTTGATGTCCTTGATGCCCACCAGTCCATCCGGCCGGTAGCTCTTGGCCCCCCAGATGGCGTCGATGACCTCCGACCCCCGGCCCGCCAGCAACATCTCGTTCGGGTCCTTGAACCCGTTCGGGAGGCTGGCGAGCTTGCACTTACCGGGAGTGAAGAGGGGAGCGCACTCGGCCATCGCAGCGAGGCCAGGCTCGTCCATGTCGAACAGCAGCACGACTTCTTCGAACTGCTCCAGCCACTCCAGGTGTTTCTGGAGGGCCTTCTTAGCGCCCTGAGCGCCGTTCGGAACGGACACCACGGGCCACTTATTGCCCTGGAGCTGAGAGACCGTCATACAGTCAATCTCACCTTCCGTGACCACTACCTTCTTCCCGCCATCACGCCAGAGCTGCTGGCCAAAGAGGTCAGCGCTCTTGAAGTCCCCGAGCGTGACAAAGTTCTTGTCAGCGTCACGCATCTTCTGGGCCACGAGCTGGTTACCGCTGAAGTACGGAGCAAGCTGTACCGTGTTGCCACGGCTGCTGGTCCCTACCGTGTAGCCGAACTTGGCGCACGTGTCTTCGGTGATGCGCCGCTTGGGCAGGGCGCGAACCTCACCGTCCAAAATCAAATCCTTCGCCACCTTTCTCCCTGATGTGTTGCGGGGTGGAACCTCACCACCGTCAGTAGGTGGCTCCCAGTGGCCACAGCCTTGGGTGAAACAGAAGGCGTGCCCATCGGAGTAGCGCGCAAGGTTGTCCTTACTGCCACACTTAGGGCACGGCTCTTTCTGTAGGAACTCGCTGTCTTCAGCCATCAGCGGCTTAGTCGAGCACGCCCTGGTTCTTCAGGGAGTTGTACGTGCGGAAGCTGATCTTGGTCGACCAGCCGCGCTGTTGGTCACGCGAGAGTCGCGGCTTGAAGCGGTAGAACGCTGCACTGACTTTCGCTGCCAGGTCGAGATTCTTGCCGAGCCGAGCACGGCCGAATGCGTTGTGAATGGCGCTCATTTACAGCACCTCCAGCTCAGCGGCCCTGTAGATGCCGAGAGGACCACGGTCCTGCTTAACCTCAATCGGGTAGCCGGCGCATGGGTAATCTGTGCGAGTCACCGTCCCTTCCAGCCGTCCCTCCATCGGGTGCAATGAGCGAACCCGAGCGCCAACCTTCAGCTCCTTCACGGGCTCCACGAGGTCCAGCTCACTGGCCGTGAAGTAGTCATCTCCCATGCGTCCTTCGAACTTCGCAGCAATGGGCCAGGAAATGTGCGCTTTGCTGATGCGCGTGATGACGCCCTTGCGCCCCTTGAAAACCGCCGCGCCCGAGCTGCCGTACGTGTCGTTCACGACGACCTCATCTCCCGCCTTCAGCTCACGCTTCGGGGCCTCTTCAGCCTTCGCTTCCGGGGCGTCGTTGACCACCTTGACCAGCGTGTAGCGCGCGTAGGTCTTGCCGTTCGGGTCCTGCTTCGTGTCCGTCTCGATGTTCAGGCCGCGCTTGCGGAGAACGCCGATGGCCGATGCCAGGCGGAACAGGCCGAAGTTGCTCAGAGCCTCCAGCGCGGTGATGCTGCGGCCCGATTCCAGGTACTGCTGTACCTTCTCGACGCCGCTCTTTTTCTTAAAAGGCTTGCTCATGTGGATTCCTTTGGATGTGTGTATCCCGCCCACTGATGTGTGGGAACGGGACCGCCTAAACAGGACTTAGTTGATGGAGAGAACCAGCGGGGACTTGAAGAGGCTCTTCAGCCAGCCTTCAAGCCGCGCCATGAATCGGCTGCACATAGCCGGACTCCTTCAGGAACTGCTGGACATCGAAGTTGGGGCACTCAGTCTTCGCGTTCGGAAGGTCGCGGTGGCCCACAACGATGGCTTGGGGGAACTTCTGGTGCAGCATGGCGATGAGCTGGAGAAGGTTCTCGCGCTGGTCCTTCGTGAAGTTGTCAGCGCGGTTGCCTTCTTGATCCATCCCTCCCGCCATGCAGATGCCAATGGACTTCGTATCGAAGCCAGGTGCATGAGCTCCGACCTGATGCAGCTCACGGCCGGTCTCGATGTTGCCCTTGCGGTCGATGACGTAGTGATAGCCAATCCACAACCGGCCTTTCATCCGGTGGACTCGCTCCATGTACGCCTTATCGACCTTCTGGCGCGGCTTGGTGCTGGAACAGTGGACTACGATGTAGACCACCGATGCGGCGGTCAGGGCGGACATCAGCAGGCGCTATCCACGCCAGCTTCCTTGAAAGCTCGGAAGAGGTCCCAGGAGAAGTCTTCAACCTCCTGAGTGATGCTATCGCCGCCTTCTTGCAGACGGCTGCTGCGGTCGATGATTGCTTTCAGCTTCGTCGCCTGATCGCCCGACAGGACAATCTTCACGTTGCCATTCTGGGTGTGTTTGACTTTCATCAGGCCTCCATCAGAACCACGTGTAGACGCCGTGCAGGATGCCCAGCGGGGCAACCAGCAGACCCACGAAGGCCACCAGCGTTTCCAGCGTGATGCCTGCGGACATGTGCTTGAACGCCCAGATGACGTTCGTGACATAGCCCGAGATGCCCAGGATGGCCATCAGCAGGCCAATGAGGATGACGCTTGCTTCGAACTTGTGATTCTTCACTTCAGTTTCTCCTTGAGCCACGCATCAGGAACCCACTTGTCCGCGTACTGGAACCCGTTCTTGTCGCACCACATCGCATAGGTCGTCTTACTGGCCTTGCTGATGGTGGTCTTCGAGCGGGTGAATACGAATCGGATGTCGAGCTCCGGGTGCTGCTCTTTGATGAGTAGGTGTTTCTTCCGGTCTGCGGTTTCGAACCGCCCCTTGGTCTCGATGTAGATACCGTTGGGGAGCCGGAAGTCAGGGGTGTACTTGTGCGGGGTCGCTGGGGTCACGTAGGGAATCTTGTCTTCCTCATACGCGGCAACCACTCCAGCCTGGCGAAGCTGTTCAGCAATCGCTTCTTCCAGGCCAGAGCGATACGCGGCTTGAACGTGCCGCGCACCGTAACCAGCACGAGCCATCAGAACTCGTCAGGCTCGTCCGTGGTGCCCGTATCCGAGCCACCAGCGTCATCGTCCGTGCCGTCTTCCGGGAACTCGTTGGCTTCGTCGTAGCCTTCTTCCTGGCCGAAGCCAAAGCTGGATGCGGAACGCGAGCCCTCCGAGACCAGCTCCAGAATCTGGACAGCCTGGAGGCGCAGCGAGAGGCCGGCCGCGCCGGTTCCCGGGATGAAGTACGGGCTGGCTTCGAACGAGACCTTGCCCTCCGTGCCACCCCAGATGTTCGGCGGGTTCTTCAGGGCCACGCCCTTCGCGTTGAAGATGGCAGGCTTGCGGGTCCACGGCTTCTGGTCACGCTTGCTGACACCGGAGGCCTTCATCGAGAACTTGAAGATGAGGTTGCCGGTCGGCTCTTCGGTCTCCTGGTCATACTCGGTCGAGTACAGGTCGTTCCTCGTGACCTCCTTCAGCTTCTTGCGCTGTTCGACCTTGAGGCCCTTGAAGGCTTCTTCAGCGGCTTCGATGGCCTTGTCGTACTCGGCCTGGAGCTTGCTGATGAGCGGCTTGGCTTCCTCTTCGGTCAGCACGAGCTGCACCTTGTACTCGCCGTCCGGCTTCGGGAACTGGTCGTTGCCGTAGTCCGGCTTGGTCAGTGCGGGGTAGCGGAAGATGCCGCGCGGGGTGTTGCCCTTGAGCAATTTCGGTTTCTTGTCTGCCATGTGATTCTCTTGTGGATTGCTTAGCGCGAACCAAGCATCGTGAGGTGGTAAGTGCGTTCGGCCTGGTCGGTGTCGATGCCTTCAGCTTGCATCTTCATGAACAGGTCAACGGGGAGGGGATTGCCAGCTTCCCAGTGGGGTTCTGCCTGGGCGCAGAGGTGGTCGTAGAGGGTCACTGCGGCTCCTTCGTCCAGCCATCGCGGACAAGCCACATAGCCAGCTCAGCGGGTCCCGCGCGGTGGGGAATAATGTGGCCATAGGCTTCAGCGCCGAGCTTGAACTCGCTGCGGTCCACTCCCAGGAGCGAGAAGAGTCCGCTATCTCCGTACTGGATGACGGTCTTGACTGCGGTGAAGAGCTTCCGCTTCTGGTAGAACTTCGCGCCGGGAACGATGTCTTCGGGCTTGATGCTGTTCCGAGCCTTCTCCAGCTCATTTTTCAGCGCCTTGATGAGGGTTTCCTGGCCTTGGATTCGGTCATGCGCGATGCGAATCTCACGTTCGATGGTTTCAACACTTCGGCTCACTTCAGTTCACCTTTTACGTAATCCCGCAGAGCCTTCATCTCGCGGGTAAAGAATCCGTCAGCGTCTTTCGCAACACGCTGAGCCTTGTTGATGAGCTCGCTCGGGTCCAGCTTCAGTTCCTCGCAGAGGACCGAGAAGAGAACCGCAGCGCCCATCACCTGTTTCGCGGGGGCCATCGTCTGGACCGCAGAGACAGCCGAATAGGCAGCCTCTACGGCATGAAACGAGACCACCGAGTTGAGCTGGTCCCGGTTCAAGCGTCCACCAGATAGCCACGCATGCGGAGCTCGAAGTCAGCCTTCAGGGCTGCGAACGTGAGGAAGCCGTGGGAACGGGCGAAGCGGTTCAGCTTGCGGGTGCCTTTGCGGCCGGGACGGTTGCCGCCAACGGTCGTGAGAGTGCGGACGGTGATCATGGGGTGGTCCTATGTGGTCTGGAAATTTGTGAAGACGGTTTGGTAGAGCGAGAGTCGGGGTTTAGCCCTTGAAGTCCTCCAGGAGCTTTTCCATTAGGGCTGCGCCCATCTCTCGATGGATGAGCTGCTCGATGTACTCGCGGCATCCGCTGGGGTTGCTGTTGACGAGCTCAGCCAGGGCCATGTAGGTGGAGGTCAGTACACAGCCGGTCTTGATGGAGCCGACGAGAGCGCGGACCTCGTAAGAGATATGGCCGTTGACCTCCTGGCCCCATTCGGCTTTCAGAAGACGGACGTTCATTGACCTCCAGAAAGAGAAAAGCCCCCAGCGAATTGCTGAGGGCGGTTTGGTAGAGCGAGAGTCGGGGTTTAGTTTCTATCCAAAATGAATCACATCCTCAAGTGGATCGCATCAGGCGAAAAAATACTCGGAGTCCATGACACCCTCCAGGTCCAGGGAGCCACATGGAGGCAGCTCGGGCAGCTTAGCGGCCAGCTCCGGGGTCAACTGCTCAGCGAGCTGGTTGCGGAAGTCACCCAGAACGTCAGCCGTGTACTGGTCCACGAAGGCGCGCTTCAGGCAGAACCGAAGGGTCTCAGCGAGCCCTGCATGAGCACCGTATGAGTCGTGGATCATCGCGAAGCTGTTCACTCCGCGCTCCAGGCAGTAGACCACGGTACGCATCATGTGGGCCGCGTCCAGGGAGTGGATGAAGTTCGGGGAGATGCCCGCAGACTGCTTGCGGCCATCCAGCTTGTCGCCTTCGTCCTTCAGCATCATCCGCACGCGCTTCCCGGATACGTGAAAGTCCAGCTCCTTGCCGACCATCTGGCGGTAGTCCTGGAGAACCAGCAGGCCGCTCGGGGTTACCCAGCGAACCGGCAGGGAATCCGAAGCTGCCACCTTAGCGGCATCCCGGAGCCAGTCCATTGCGTGGTGAGCGGCCACCACCACCTTGCCGATGGCCTGGTAGTTAGTGTCGGCCAGGTACTGGCAGTCCTTCAGTTCAGCGGCCACGTCCTCACCCTCAGCGCGCATCTTCTGAAACACCGCTTCAATCTGCTGGCACATGCCACGCTTGGTAGCTCCGTAAGGGGTCGTCATGGTGTTCGGCTTGGACAGCTTACGGGACATCTTCCCGGCCCACTTCAGACCCATAGGCGAGCCCTCAGCGGCATCCTGAGCCATCAGCGCGTTGGCTGCCTTGGCGACCTCCGAATAGATGTCACTCGGCCGATCAGCAGGCAGAAGACCAACCGCAGCGCCGCCAACTTCATCGCGCAGCAGCGCGGAGAAGTTCTGGAGGCCATTGCAGGCTCCATCCCAGGAACACGGGAGGTGCGAGAGGAAGTCATCCTGAGCATGGCCCAGGTCCACGTGGTTCATCAGCGCCAGCCACTCGAAGCAGAACGCCAGGAACATGTAGGGGCTGTCCGCTTCGGCCCACCAGCGGGAACCATCGAGAGGATTCAGGGCAGCCTCGCGGATTTGCTCCTGGTGGTCTTCCACCCACTGGATGCGCTCATCGAAGGTCACCTTGTCGATGCCGAAGGTGTTGGCTCCGTGGATGGCCAGCCAGCGCGCGCCGTTCTCCCCAAGCGGGTAGCCATCGGAGAACTTCAGGAGCGCCTTGTCGGAGTCCGAGCCCTGCGGATTGAGGAACGTGGTCACCGGATAGGCACGGCCACGCCAGTCCAGGTTATGGACGAAGTAGAAGCGCTCGATGTGTTCGAACTTCTCAGCCATCCACAGCTTGGAGCTCATCCCAGCGCGCTTGGAGGCGTTACGGATGTTGTTTTCATAGACCACCGCAGCTTGCTTCTTCCAGGCCTTCAGCTCTTCCGGGTCCGGATTGTCCTGGTCGAAGGTCCGAGCGGGGAGCTCCTGGGGCTCACGTGCGGGAAGCTTGCCCATCCGTCCGCCACCATCCCAGACCTCACGCATGACATCGAAGACCTCCTTGTTGATTGCCCACGGGGTCTCCTGGAGCGCGTTGACGGTCTGGTAGACCATCGGCATCTCAACTTGCCTCAGGTCCTCCAGGTAGTTCCGGTTGGCCGTCTTGATGAGCGGGAAGCGCATCTGCTTGGTCAGGTAGCCACCACCGAACGGGCCCGTCCAGGGGAGCGGCTTGACCACCATCGGCATGGCCATCGGGCTCATCAGGGCACACCGAGCGTGGCCGTTAGCGAGCCACTTAGCGGTCTCTTCGGATGGCGTGACGATGAGCGGGGTGTCATTCGGGCCGCGCACGTACTCCTTGATTTCCACCAGGCCCGTGGCCTCAGCGAACAGGTAGATGAGAGTGGTTCCCAGGCGCATCTTTTCCGCCTTGCCCCACTTGATGGTGGCCACCTTGGCGAACTTCTGCTGGACCCTCAGGACGATGTGGCGGTGGCGCTCGTCACGGCTATGCTGAATCTTCTTCAGGAGCTGCTTGTAGAGTCCCGGCTCGGCCTCCTTGAGGGCATCGAAGTTCAGACAGTCCTCCAGTCGGTTGGCGATGTCCCCAGCCACCGCTCCAATCACGGACATCTTGCCCATGTGGTTGAACACCACCTTGGCGGTGATGTAGGCCACCAGCTTCCGGTCTTCGAACTGGTCCAGGTACTTGATGATGCCCACCGAGCGGGAAGCAGCACCAGCCAGCCCATCTTCAATGAACTTGTCCACGGCCACCGCAGTGGGCTCGATGGCTGCCTTCATGAGCTTCAGGCCTGGGGGCAGAGTGTCTTCTCCGTTCCCCATCTGTTCGTTGTAGCGCTTCACCCCAAGGCCAATGGCTTCCTCTTCCAGTTCGATTTGCAGGGCGTGGAGGTCGGTCGTGGTCATCAT